AATTTTTATGCTTTACATATATATAGGATATTAATATAATATATATGAACCAATGATAATTAAATGAGAAAGGAGTTTATTATGGGTTTCGATATATATGGGTTAGACCCCAACCTTACAAGCCAACGACCAACGATAGATTGGGACAAGGCAACAGAGAAAGACAAGGAGGTATATTTTAAAGCTCTTGATGAGTTTGAAGATGCCAACCCGGGTTATTACTTTCGTAATAATGTGTGGTGGTGGCGACCACTTGCTGAACTAATACACGACAAATGTGGCGACTTACTTTCTGATGAGCAGAAAGAAGGACTACATAATAATAGTGGCACAGAGTTTGATGACGATACTGCTCTTGCTATTGCTCGAAGGTTAAGTGATTTAATTAAAGACGGCTATGTATCCGAACTTGAAGAGTCTATCAAAGCTAATGCAAAAATTGCAAGCAAGCACAATAAGAAGATAGAAAAAAAATTGCAAGACCTTAAAAAAGAGGTTGAGGCGATACGACCTGGAGAGAACCTTGCTCCCAAAGACTATCCATTTCCTTATAATAACCATTGGAAAGAGATATACCACGAGAAAAGTTGGGACGATTCTTATCCATTTGCTAAAGCAAATGTTGAGGAATTTATCAACTTTGCACGACACTCTGGTGGTTTTCAAATCTGTTAATCTCGTTCCCGTCCCGTTTGCACTTGTGCTTCCGGGACGGGTTTCGTTCGTAAAGTTTCCCCGCTGCGCCAGGCGACGAAAATCGTGTGGAAAAAATTTTTCTATCTAAAAAAAATTTCAATAAAAATAAAAAAAGTGTTGGTATTTATCAAAATATCCTATATATTAATATATGTATTCACATTCATATTAACTTACATAGGAGTAAAGAAATGAAAAAAATACAAAAAATTGATGTAGCTAACACTTCAAAGTTCGTTACTAAATACAATGAAGTAATTGCTAAAATCAAAAAACTAAATACTGTTAAATCAGAGTATCAAAAGCAAATACTTGATGCAGTAAAATACAATGAAACTAATCCCAAAAAATTATATGTTGAGCAGTTTGGTTCAAGTGTAGTTATGGTAAAGGTTTCTCAATCTTATACATTAGATTTAAAGAAAGTTAAAAAAGATTTTCCTATTCTTGATGTAGAGGATAAAGCTAAAAGTAAATACTATAAACTTAACTCACCTAAAAAAGAATTTACTGTTGAGAATAATAATGACTAGTGTAAGAGATTTAATTGCTAGTTATAGTAATGAAGTATCCGTTAATGAAACGGATACTTCCCCAACAGTTAATAATAATGACAATCAAGTTAATTCTACTGATACGACTCATAGACTTAACAATATGCTTATTGCTAAAATTCTTGAGGATAGAATTGTTGAACATTGTTCTAAATATCAAAATGAACAATCGCAAGATTTAATGAATGAAATTCAACAAGACTTACAAGCAGTAAGAATACAAATACTAGGTAGGTAAGTTATGCAAGATTTAAGTTTAACAGTTCATTCTCAAAAAGATAAAACTGATTATCAAATTGACATTATTGAAAACTATAAAATAACTGACTATGATGGAATTGATAAAAAATATAATTACCTTGTTCACGTCGTTGCACTAAATGAAAACCATAGAAGTATGTATGAATTTGGTGAGACGATATGGGATTTTGAAAATCTAAAAGAGGTTTATTGGTTCTTGAAACAAATAGAAAAATATGGTTTATAGTTAATCAGTAATATACTTCCCTAACTAAAGACGGCACTAGAAATTTCTAGTGCCGTTTTTTTTTGCCTGTTTTCAAGGCTCAATTCTACTTCCGTTTTCCGTTCTCGCTAGCGTTTAAAGTTTCCCGTGCACAGTTTTAGCTTACAGTTGACAGGGCGGGCTAAAGTTAAGATACATAAATGTATACAGCAATGAAAACTTTAGTTATAATTTGTTGATGAAAGCATCACTATTGCCTACAGAAAAGCTGAGGCTCAGAGTAGAAAGTCTCTGGATTAAACATATTAAACTTTGTCAGGATCATTTTTTATATTTTGTTCAAGAGGTATGGCCTGACTTTATATGTAGAAAATCTAAAGAAAAGAATAGTTGGGGACATCATCAGATTATAGCCAGCGAATTTACAAATATAGCAAAAGAAAAAAAAGGGAGGCTCATAATAAATATGCCCCCTAGGCATACTAAATCAGAATTTGCGTCAGTATACTTTCCTGCTTGGATTATTGGAAAGTATCCAAAAATGAAAATAATGCAAGTGTCTCACAACACAGAACTTGCAGTAAGGTTCGGTTCTAAGGTTCGTAATATAATTGATTCTCCAGAGTACAAACAAATTTTTGGTGACGTCAAACTTCGTGAGGACTCCAAAGCAAAAGGTCGTTGGGAAACTAATAAAGGTGGTGAGTATTTCGCAGCTGGCGTCGGGGCGAGTATCACGGGTCGTGGTGCGGACTTATTGATTATTGATGATCCACACACGGAACAAGACTCTATGTCTGATGTTGCTATGGAACGTGCGTATGATTGGTATACCTCTGGACCTCGACAGCGTTTACAACCGGGTGGTTCCATACTGCTGGTTATGACGAGATGGGCAGAAGATGATTTGACAGGAAGATTGTTACAAGCACAAACTGAACCTAAAGCTGATACTTGGCGACAGATTTCATTTCCTGCGATCCTCGACTCAGGGAACCCAGTATGGCCTGAGTATTGGAACCTAGAAGAATTAGAAAAAATAAAAGCGTCTGTACCCATTCGTAACTGGTCAGCTCAGTATATGCAGAACCCTACTAGTGAAGAAGGTGCAATTTTAAAACGAGAATGGTGGAGACCCTGGAAGGGGCACCCACCAAATCTGATACACGTTATTCAAAGTTATGATACAGCGTTTAGTAAAAAAGAAACTGCTGACTATTCTGCTATTACAACGTGGGGTATATTTTCTCCTGAGGAGGGCGGGTCTCCCCATATAATTTTACTCGATGCGTTACGGGGTAAGTTTGATTTTCCAGAGCTGAAAGCTGTTGCTTTAGACACTTATAAGTATTGGGAACCTGAAACAATTGTTATAGAACAAAAAGCAAGTGGTGAACCTTTGTCACAAGAGTTTAGAAGAATGGGTATACCTGTTGTACCTTTTGTTCCTACTCGTGGTAATGACAAACATACCCGTGTAAATGTGGTCGCACCAATATTTGAGGCAGGACAAGTTTGGTTTCCCTTTGGTGAAAAATTTGCAGAAGATGTCATTGATGAGTGTGCAGCTTTTCCCAATGGTGCAAATGATGATTATGTCGATTCTACAACCCAAGCTTTGCTAAGGTATAGGCAAGGCAACTTTGTTGAGTTATACTCAGACTATGTAGATAACGAAGATCGACCACCAAAAGAGTATAGGTATTACTGATGGCAATAAAAGGAATATTAGGGCTGTTTAAAAAAGCAGCTAAAAAATACGATGAGTTTTACGGAGCTCCTAAACCAACACAAACTGAAGCAGCTGAGTCGTTAGCCAAGGACCCTGATCCGATAACTAAGACTAACTTACCAGCATTAAGTAAACAAGAACAAGGGCTCGCGACTCTTTCGCCAGGTGGTCGTGCAGAAGCTGAGGATTATCGTTTAACTAATCTTTATAAGAAATTGCAAAAGAATGCAGTATCTAAACCTTTGAGTTTTGGTGGGACAAAGAACAGACCTTTTACAGATAAAGAACAAGCTGAAAAAATTAGAAACAGTAACTTTGTAGAACCCGAAAGCCAGTTTGGTTCTTCTTTATTTGATGTGGTTGCTGGAGATACAAGCACAAGAAAAATGCCGGGTTCGTATTGGATGGGTCTAGTAACAAAAGATCAAGGTAAGTATATTATGCCGGGTTATCAGAATGTTAGAAAGAATATAACTAAAGAGGAGTTAGCGGATACTAATCTATTACACTTTGATGACAAAGGCAAACCTGCGGGTGGATTACTTTTTGCATCTGAACAAGCAAAGCAACCCTTATCAAAACTAACTTTACTCAAACAAATCAAACGAAACCCAGCTAATAGATTTTTTGTTTTAAAGAATTATTTGGATCAATCAGTCAAACAAGACCTTGTAGATTATCAAAAATTTTACGCAAGCTATCTTGACGAAATAAAACCGCAACTTGGTAAAGCAGGAGTAAAGTTAACAAAATCAGAAACAGATATAATTGATAACGTCAGCAAACAGATAAAAGGTGTAAGGTTTCCGTATCAAAGAGGTTTGCTAAACGCAGTTGACCAAGGTGAGGGAGGCGACAGATTTACGCTAGATAAGATGGAGTTTAGGTTTCCCTTAGAGCTTACAAATTTATTTTTAAAACACGGAAAAAAGTTTGAAGGAAAAAATCAAAACCTTTTGAAAGGTAAAGAGGCTATTGAAAAGATGGAAGGGATTATGAGAAAAAAACTTATGGATTCTGCAAGCAGAAGTCAAGCAAATAGTTTTCACGCGGCATCATCGCAAGCGTCTTATAGAATACCAGGAGCAGATGATTACAGAGAAATGATTATAGTGCAAAAAAAACTACCAAAAGAACACACTACTGCACACGGAGGACTAGGCAGCCCAACTAATAATGCACTTGGTCATATTCGATATCAGTATAATGATTATTTAGATCCAGCAAGTGGTAGACCTCACGGCGGTAAGATTGCAATTGTAAATGAAATACAATCTGATATTGCTGCTAAAAATGCTGACCTCATTCGTAAAGAAGGTTATGTTCGTGGTATCAATCCTATGGGTGCAGCTGAGATAAGAGTGTTGACTAATGAAGCTATGGATGATGTAAACAAAAGTGCAAAAAGACTTTTTAATTACACAGCAGATCCGGCAAATAGAAACCGATTGGATGTTGAAAAATTAAGAAAAGAAACAAACGATAATCAAGCTCGTCTTGATGCTTTGCAAGCTATGAGAGCAAAAGCAGGAATGCTTGATGAGAACAAGACTTCGTTTGTGCCATTTGCGCACGGGGGGAAAAGCGATAGGGAAAACTATGGTGATTTTTTTATAAAGCAACTAATCAAAGAAATACCAGCTGAGAAAGATAATGTGCAATGGCTTGGTATTGCACCAACCACATTAACACAAGCTGCTAAGTTAGAAGGTGATATTGTAGCAGGAGCAAGAGGTCGTTTAGGTAACTGGGAATTTTATGGCACTTCTGATGGTAAGATGGGGATTCCAGGTGTGCAAGGTGTCAAAAGAATTTACTCAACTCCTAAAGACTTTACAAATGTAAAAGTTGACACAAACCCAAGACCTGATTCTGTACTGATGACAATACTTAGAAGACTTGCTAAAGAATATGATAGTGAGGTAAAATTAATTAAAGTGGCGAAAAGTGATCCTTATAAAGAACATAAAGCTTTTAGAACAATTCCAAATTGGGACGAAAGGTTAGCTTTTAATAAAAAAGCTACGGGTCCAAGTGATGATTCAATTGAGATAATGCACGCTGGTAGCACGAGAGAAGAGTTGGCACAAATTGCGGATCGTGCAACAAGGGTAGATCGTATGTCACCTGGTGATTCTAGAAATTATTTTACAACCTATGCTTTAAAGCTTACACCAGCTATGAAAGAAGCACGAATGAAAATCTACAAGAAAGAGGGAGGTCTAGTCGTAGACCTTTTTAAATGGTAGGATAACCTATGGCAAAAATAACAAAAGAAGATATTATTGACGACATACAAACAGATTTTGCTTATGACATAATAGGAGATATGAACCCTTTTAAAAAAGGGAAGAATGTTAAAAGTATAAGTCCACCAAATTTAATTTCTGATATTCAAAAAAAGAACAAAGCACTTGCAGCTGCAGACAAGAAAAGAGGTAAAATGTTTTCAATACCTGGTGATAGTATTTCCGATGCAGTTCGTGAAATATCAAAACGAAGTTATAATAAAGGTGACTTTGTTGAAGTCCCTGTTAAACTTGCTAGAAATAAACCAACAAGGTTATACTAATGGATGATGAAGAAAATTTAGAAGAACAGGTTGACCCTGTTGATGTAGAAATTCAAGAACCTACCGACGAACCTGTTGAAGAGGAGATGCCTGAAGAAGATGATTTCTTCAGTAATATTGCCGAACAGCTTGATGCTACTGTGCTTGGAAGATTATCAAGTCAGCTCGTTACTGATTACAAAAAAGATAAAGAATCAAGAGGTGATTGGGAAAAATCCTACACATCTGGATTAGATTTACTTGGTTTTAAATACAATGACGAGGGTCAAATATTTAGAGGAGCTAGTTCAGTCACACATCCCTTACTAGCTGAGGGTGTCACACAATTTCAAGCACAAGCATACAGAGAATTGCTACCAGCTGATGGACCGGTAAAAAGTCAAATTGTTGGAGACAGAACACCAGAAAGAGAATCACAAGCTCAAAGAGTTTCAGAGTTTATGAATTATATGATTACAGAAAAGATGGAGGAGTATACACCTGAGTTTGATCAGATGTTATTTTACCTACCACTAGCAGGGTCTACATTTAAAAAAATTTATTACGATGAGATTTTACAGCGCGCTGTAAGTAAATTCATACCAGCTGAGGATTTAGTAGTTCCTTACTATGCAAGTGATTTAAAAGAAGCAGAACGTATCACACATATCATAAAAATGTCAGAAAATGATGTTATTAAAAAACAAAAAAGTGGATTTTATCGTGACGTTGAAATAAACCCACATAATATGGACGATGATGTACAGAATAAATACAATGAGTTAGAGGGTGTAGAAAACTCCGAATCTGATTATCAGTACAACATATTAGAAATGCACGTTGATCTTGATCCAGAAGATTTGTCTGGCGAAACAGATGCCAAGAATGTAAAAGTCCCATATATAGTAACTATCGATGAAGGTTCACAAGAGATACTTTCCATTTATAGAAATTTTGTACCTGATGATCCATTGTTTACCCGTAAAGAATATTTTGTACATTATAAATTTTTACCGGGTCTTGGGTTTTACGGATTTGGTTTGATTCATATGATTGGTGGTTTATCAAGAACTGCAACAGCAGCTCTTCGTCAATTGTTAGATGCAGGCACACTTAGTAATTTACCAGCAGGTTTTAAGTCAAGAGGTATACGAATTAGAGACGATGATCAACCTTTTCAACCAGGAGAGTTTAGAGATGTTGATGCACCAGGTGGTAATATTAAAGATCAATTTCAGATTTTACCTTTTAAAGAGCCAAGTGGCACACTTTTTCAACTTTTAGGCTTTGTTGTACAAGCAGGTCAGAAGTTTGCAGCCATTGCTGATATGCAAGTAGGTGAAGATAAGCAAAATAGAGCAGTCGGATCAACTTTAGCACTACTTGAACGTGGTTCTAGGGTGATGAGTGCCATTCACAAGCGTTTATACTATGCGATGCGCCAAGAATTTAGACTTTTACACAAAGTTTTCGCTGAATATTTGCCTCCATTGTACCCTTATGCAGTGTATGGGGGTAACAGACTTGTAAAATTAGAGGATTTTAGTGAAGAAATTGACGTAATTCCTGTTGCAGACCCAAATATCTTCTCTTTATCGCAAAGAATTACACTTGCAAGCCAACAATTACAGGTTGCGCAGTCAAATCCACAGATGCACAATTTACGAGAGGCTTATAGACGAGTTTATGAAGCAATGGGCACAAAAAATATAGATACATTGTTAAAACCTGAGCCAGAACCTCAACCAAAAGACCCAGCAATAGAGAATATGGAGGCATTACAGATGGTTGTGCCAAGAGCTTTTCCATTTCAAAACCACGATGCACACATTTTAGCTCACGCATCGTTTATTAAGTCAAGAATGGTTCAATCAAACCCGATGGTATACGCATTATTACAAGCTCACATATCAGAACACATTTCATACAAAGCACGAGCTGTTGTTATGGCTATGGTTATGCAGGATGAAAGTTTACAACAGTTAAAACAGACAAGTATGGAAGCATTTCAGGCTGAAACTGAGTCTTTAATTGCTTTACAAGTTGCAGCTATAACAAAAGAGCTAGTTGAAGCTGAAGGCATACAACAACAAGACCCATTAGTAGCACTAAAATCAAGAGAACTTGATTTACGAGCTATGGATAT